AGGGTAATATCACATTATGCTTTGGTTCTATTGATATTCGTCACCATCTATTGAGACACAAAGACTTAAATCTCGAGAGTATGATTCGTGAATACGTCAATCAGGGTCAAGCGTTAGAGTTTACTAACGATTGTGATGTGTACTATGCTGCTCCAGTTCCAATTGAGTTCGAGGAAAGACGTATACCTAAGTCTGGATTCTATAAAAAAGAACCGTTCTTTGGATCATGGCAAGAACGTTATGACCTGACTAATCGTTTTATAGATGAGCTATATAAACAGTCTGGAGGAAAAGTCGTGATGCCACCGAAAGAATGGTATACAATGGATCCTGAGAAATACGCAAAAGAATTCATGGAGCATGGATCATCATTCCATATTGCTCCACCGTTTTATAGAAGTAACGATTGGGGAGTAACTGCACTTGGCGCATAATAAGCATGTGATAGACAACATCAATAAAGATGTTGATAACCTTATGATGGAAGGAGTTTTTGATAGGCATGATGCCAAAGAATATTATCTTAATTTAGCAAAAGATTGGACAGATCCTAATCCAGCACCTGTCGTTAAGATGCATGATGACGTACGGGTAGTACGAGATGATTTACTTGTAGGATCTAAAGTAAGAGGCGGTGATTGTCTTATTAGTTCACTTCCAGAGCATATCGATACCATTGTGTATTGCCAACCAAGATTCGGTCTTGCTGGTGTATCAATCTTAGATGTAGCTAAACGTCATAATAAAAAGGTAATGTTGTGGATGCCTTCATCTAAACGCATATCACCTCATCAAGCTGCATGTATTGAACGAGGTGCTGAAGTAGATTTCTTACGTATTGCCGCAATGCCTAATCTAAATCTCCATGCAAAGAAATGGGCAGATGAAAGACCCAATGCATACTTTGTTCCACTAGGACTTAAACATGAAATGGTTACGGCCGGATTCGTAAAAGTAGCATCACAGATTCCAGAGCCAGATGATGTATGGACTGTACTATCCACCGGTGTTCTTCATCGTGCATTACAGATTGCATGGCCTAATGCTACGTTCCATGGAGTTGCGGTTGCTCGTAATATGAAAGCCGGTGAGGTTGGTCATGATCGAATTATAAGCCATCCGCTAGCATTCACCCAGGGTCTTAAATCTAAAGATATGCCACCGTTTCCATGTATAGCAGAATATGATGCAAAAGGTTGGGCTCCTGCGGTTCAGTTCAAAAAGGATAATCCAGATCGTGATGTATTATTCTGGAACGTAGGAAACGAAGTTGCACCAGAAGACGAAACTATATACGATAAAATTAATTCATACAGAGACTGGAAAAAAAATGAACTCAAAGATTAGAAAAATATTAGACTCCGAGATTAAAAGACAAAGCTCTACAATTGAGTTAATAGCATCAGAGAATTTTGCATCTCAAGAAGTAATGGACCTATGTGGTAGTGTATTTACAAATAAGTATGCTGAAGGTTATCCAGGTAAGCGATACTATAATGGTTGTGAGCACATGGATGAAATTGAGACATTGGCTATTAACCAACTCAAAGAAATCTATGGTGTGAACTTTGCTAATGTGCAACCACATTCTGGAGCCAACTGTAACACCGCGGTATATCAAGCATTCCTTAAACCTGGTGATGTTATCTTAGGTATGGATTTGGCAAGTGGTGGACATTTGTCGCATGGTGCACCAGTTAATATTTCTGGTAAGATTTATAAAGCTCACTCGTATGGTGTTGGTGAAGATGGTTTAATTAATTATGATGATGTTGCTTTAATGGCAGAAGCTCATAATCCGGACATGATTGTGGCAGGAGCATCAGCATATCCTCGACAGATTGATTGGAAACGATTTAGAGAGATTGCTGATTCGGTAGGTGCATTACTTCTTGTTGATATGGCTCACTATTCAGGATTGGTTGCTGGTGGAGTATATGATAATCCATGCGATTATGCTGATATTGTCACATCTACTACTCATAAAACATTACGAGGTCCACGTGGAGGAATTATTCTATGGAATAACGACGTATTCACTAAGAAGATTAATAGTGCTATCTTCCCAGGTACTCAAGGTGGTCCGTTAATGAATATTGTTGCTGCTAAAGCCCAAGCATTCATTGAGGCGAATACTCCTGAATTTAAAGAATATGCTGCGAAAGTTATTTGTAATGCCCAGGCAATGAGTAAGGTATTTATGGAGAACGGACTCAAAGTACTGACTGGTGGAACGGATTCACACATCATTTTGTTAGACTTAAGTAATAGCAAATATTCGGGACGTGAAGCTGCTGATCTACTTGAAGAAAATGGTATCACCGTGAATAAGAATGGTATACCAAATGATCCTCGATCTTTTGTTGAGACAAGCGGCATTCGTATTGGTACTGCTGCAGAAACAACAAGAGGTCACGATGAAGAGTGGTTCAGTAACCTTGCTCAAACCATATCGGAGTTAATTAATGACTAAGAAATGGCTTAACGAAGAGGCTATGGATGTATTAGCTGATTACTATTATCCTAGAGCTAAATGGCTACAGGATAATAGTAACTGGGGCAAGCTTTCATATCATAGTCCCGAAGCGGATAAAGCTGTCAATGATCCGTTAATGCAGTCAATTGATATTTACGATTGTTTTAGCCGTAATGCTGCTGGATTCTCTAATGTTATACAAGACCTAAAGTTCATGACCAATACCCCAAAGTGGCATCACCAAGATGATACACGACGAAGATTGATTGAAGGGTATGATACTACATCATGGGATCTTAAGACTTGGTTCTATGTATATTTGTGCCATCGTATAACAGGTTCTGGTGCATCATTTACTCGAGATCACGGTTATCGGAATAATGCTATACAGCACTGGGGCAATCTACGTGACATAAAAGATATGCAAGAACATATGACATATATTAAGGGTAACGGTAAACCACTATTTACATCTATTGGTAACCAACCACCTTCCCCACGTAAAGGCGTTACATGTCTAGATTTTATGGTGAATGAGCTGGAGCCATTGATTGATCGGTTTATTGAATGGCTTCATGCCGGTGGTAAAAAGGACCATAAAGCAATCGTAGATTATCTCAATGAACATAACCTCGAACAAGGTCATAAGAGATTCAACTTTGTATATGCTGCATTCTCATACGACTTAGGTGATTACCATAAGGATCTGGTAGATCATATGTCGCATGGATACTTTGGCAATAATGCAATACGATCTATGAAAGTATTAAGTAGTGGTTATTCTACTGATGAGTTTATGGATATTCTACTTGAACGCATAGGAGGTACGCCACGGGATAATGAGGATGTATTGTGCGACTTTGTAAGATTCGGTCAAAACTATGTACCACGTAGTGATACCACATTTGATCATGTTCCAGAAGATATTACAAACAACTCTGGTTGGGTATCTGGTTGGGAACAACGTCAAGGTAAACCAACTAAAAATAATAGTGTACAATTAGATGAATTCATGGTATAATACACTATACAAACAAAGCGGAGAAAGATTATAATGTCTATAATGAATAAACTGAAGAAGAATTCTAAAATTAAAGGTACAGATATATTGTCTGATAGCATTTTTTTTGGAGAAAAAGATATGGTTGCAACCGATGTGCCTATGGTGAATGTTGCCTTATCAGGAGATCCAGATGGTGGATTGTCTGCTGGATTGACGGTACTTGCTGGTCCATCTAAACACTTTAAGACTTCATTTGCCTTGCTCATGGCTGGTGCATATATGAAGCAACACAAAGATGCTGTAATGTTATTCTATGATTCAGAGTTTGGTTCACCACAATCATACTTTGAAGCATTTGGTATTGACATTACGCGTGTACTGCATACCCCGATTACTGATGTTGAGCAACTTAAGTTTGATATGATTAGTCAATTAGAAGCTATTGAGCGTGGCGATAAAGTCATTATTGTAATTGATTCTATTGGTAACCTAGCATCTAAGAAAGAACTAGATGATGCATTGAATGAAAAGTCTGTGGCTGATATGACTCGTGCTAAAGCTCTTAAGGGTCTATTCCGTATGGCTACTCCATATTTGACTATGAAGAATATTTCAATGCTTGCAATTAACCACACATACCAAGAGATCGGGTTATTCCCTAAAGCTGTGGTATCTGGTGGCACTGGGATTTATTATTCGGCCGATAATATCTGGATCCTTGGTCGTCGTCAGAACAAAACTGGTACAGAGGTAACCGGATATGACTTTATTATTAATGTTGAGAAGTCTCGATACGTTAAAGAGAAATCTAAAATCCCTGTATCTGTGTCTTGGGATGGTGGCGTGGAACGTAACTCTGGTCTGCTTGATGTTGCTCTCGCTGGCGGTTTTGTTGTTAAGCCATCTAATGGTTGGTACAATGCTGTCGATACTGAAACTGGTGAAATGGTTGAACCCAAAGTAAGGGAAAAACAAACCCGTACTGATGAATTCTGGGAACCAATCCTTGCTAATCCAAAGTTTAAAGAGTTTCTCATTAAGCAATACCAAATTGGTCATAAATCTATTGTAGACTTTGATCCTGAAATTCCAGTAAATAATGATGTACAAGGCGTTAAAAATGAGTTATAATGGTGTATCTGAAGATGATTTCAGCCTAGTAGAAAATCTAAGCGAAGACTTCTATGGCGTAAAATTGAATGGTGGTGAATACAACGGGGTTATCCTAGTGTACGGTGCTGTATCAATATCAATGCCAGAAGAAGGTTCGCTTGACGAAGATGCTAAATTGAAATTCAACTATAATATTAAAGATTCAGGTAAATACCAGCCAGATGAATTGGAAAAAGATACATTGTTCAACCAATACATTGGCGACGTACTAACCTACATTATTGTAACACAACTGGATAAACAGGAGAATTGCATTGGCCGACCTGAGGAATGATTTATCAACGCACATACTTTCTCATCTATTAAATAATGATGAGTTTTGTCGTAGAGTAATTCCGTATCTGCAGCCCTCGTATTTTGAGGGCCCAGGTAAAATAGTATTTGATATGATTGTTGGCTTTGTCGCTAAGCATAATAAGCTTCCGACAAGTAAAGTACTTCAGCTAGAACTACAGAAGGTAAATGCAGACAGTGATTTGTTAACTGCTACCTCGGTAGTTCTAGATGAGATACACACCCAGACTGATGTGGATACGTCATATCTTGTTAAAGAAACCGAGAAGTGGTGTAGAGATAAAGCCATCTATGCCGCTATTATGGAATCAATTCAAATTATTGATGGTTCTCATAAAGAGTTTAATGATGATGCCATCCCTGAGATTTTATCTAAAGCTTTAGGTGTCAACTTTGATCAGGCAATCGGCCATGATTATATCGATGATGCCGAAGACCGTTTTGAATTTTATAATCGTGAAGAAGAACGTATTCCCTTTGACCTTGATTACTTTAATAAGATTACTAAAGGTGGTTTACCCAATAAGACACTAAATATATGTCTTGCAGGTACGGGTGTGGGTAAGTCGTTGTTCATGTGTCATATGGCAGCTGCTGCTCTTAAAGAGAATCGTAATGTTTTGTATATTACAATGGAAATGGCTGAAGAGCGTATTGCGGAACGTATCGATGCTAACTTGATGGATGTTCCTATTGAACAATTGGAGAATTTACCTAAGAATGTGTTTGAAGGTAAGATTGCGAAGATCGCAAAGGCTGGTGTGGGTAAGCTAATCGTAAAAGAATATCCTACTGGTTCTGCTAATGCCGGTCACTTTAGAGCGTTGTTGAATGAGTTAAAGCTTAAGAAGAATTTTAAGCCTCATATTATCTTTATTGATTACCTAAATATTTGTTCTTCATCTCGGATGAAAGCAATGGGCGGTTCGATCAATAGCTATACATATATTAAAGCTATTGCCGAAGAACTTCGTGGTCTTGCAGTCGAGTTTGATGTTCCGCTTATGTCTGCGACTCAGACTACTCGATCTGGGTTTTCGAATACAGACGTCGGTCTAGAAGATACTTCAGAATCATTCGGTCTACCAGCAACGGCTGACTTAATGTTTGCCCTTATATCTACCGAGGAAATGGAACAACTTGATCAAGTGATGGTTAAGCAACTTAAGAATCGTTATAATGATCCAACAAAGCATAAGCGTTTCGTCGTTGGAATCGATAGAAGTAAAATGAAACTATATGATGCTGAGGAATCTGCTCAACAAAATATTATGAATGACTCATCTAGCCAGGATACAGGTCCTATAGCTACATGGGGTGATAATGAAAGAAAAGACTTTTCTAATTTTAATGTCTAGGAGACAAACATGAACTATATTAAAAAATTACTCACTGAAAGAACTACTCTAGATGGTATTACATTGATCGCTGTATGTGGTTCTGTAATCCTCTTTGGTGGTATTGCAAAGATGTTAGCATGGGCTGGTTTAGCCTATGGTGTATTCACTATGTTAAAGAAGGAAGGCTAAGTTGAACGTTAATCTAATTTCGTATTCGCAACTTCCGGAAGGTCAAGAGTCGGTTATCCCAGAGAATGATCTACTGCAGATTGTGGCATATTGTGCACGGGTATCCAATCCATCTAATCAGAACAATGAAGCCACTGCCGAAAAGTTAGTTAACTATTTGGTTAAACATCAACATTGGTCACCTCTTGAAATGGTATCAGTATGTATGGAAGTAGAGACTACTCGAGATATTGCTCGTCAGTTCCTACGCCACCGGTCATTCTCATTTCAAGAGTTTAGTCAACGATACGCTGATCCTACCAAAGATCTATCGTTTGTTACTCGTGAATGCCGACTTCAGGATGAGAAGAATCGTCAGAATTCTGTTGAGGTTGATGATGAGAACCTAGCACATGGGTGGGAGCTGCAACAGCAACGTGTAATTGATTGTGCTAATGAAGTCTATAAATGGGCTATTAAACATGGTATTGCCAAAGAACAAGCTCGAGCAGTACTGCCTGAGGGCTTAACAATGTCTCGGATGTATGTAAATGGTACCCTTCGGTCATGGATTCACTATTGTCAGCTACGTATGGCAAATGGTACTCAGAAAGAGCATATTGAGATTGCTAAGGCTTGTGCTGAGGTAATCCTCAAGATCTTCCCTACCACCCAACTCGGATGATATTCCGGAAAGTTATAAGAAATCGCTACTTATAACAAAATGGTCTAAAAAAGCCGCACATTTATGTGTACAAAGGTTCCTTATTGGAGTATAATACTACTACAAATTGAGATAAGGAACCTTTGTTATGAATGAACTAATGACTAAATGTGAAGAACTTACTGCTGCTATGCTGGCTGACTACAACAAACGATTTGACCATACTCAAATCCAGTTTACCCTTGAAGAAGGTCGAAACTTTATCAAGATCGTCAAAAGCGATTGTGATACCCCTGATCGCGAATCAGTCGCTGGTTTTGTGGTTAAGAAAGCTCCTAAAGCGATTGATAACAAAACTAAGCAACCATTCAA